AGCAAATTATGCGGTGCCCACTTCAGCACCCCATCGCTATCCACCATCGTGGCGTTACCAGCACGGCTAAAGTTCAGCGCATCGTCAAACGTAGAGGCAGACCCACCAGTGCGGTAGTAATCCCCAATGAAGTCTAGGACGAGGGGAGGCTTGAAGCCAGATATCTTGTAAGGGTCAATAGCCGTTGTGCCGCGCAAATAACGCAGAGAAACCCCTACACCAATCATATCAGTAGCCCGCCTTAATGCCCGTAGCTGTCGTTCCTGTGGACTTCACACGTGTCACGCTGATCGGATGAACAACACCCGCCAGCAAGAACAGCGTATCCTCAACGCCGTTCGCGTACACCACAGCCACATTGCCGTCCTCAGTAACCATAACCGCTCTGCTCGTACCGCCCGTAAGGTCAGTACCGTCAGCAGGCGTTACAGCCTCGGTGTATGCGATCTGGCGCGAGTAGCTGCCGTTTGTCTTACCGCTCATGCGTCAGTTCCTTTACGGTTGTCACGAATAGCTTTGCGCTGATCCGCCTTGCTTACTTTATACGGCGCACCCTCTTCATCCGCAATGATGCGCAGTTCCTTCATGTCGTCAATCGCGTCGAGGTCGTCGGTCGCGTCGAGGTCGTCGGTCGCTGCGGCAAGGATTTCGTTGTCCTCAACCTCAACCTCAACTTCCTTCTCCCAATACTGACCAGCAGCTGCCAGTTCCTTGAGAGCGGCCTCGGCCTTAACGTCTGGCTTTGGCTCGACCAGCTTAGGCTCTTCGTCCTTGTGGCCCAGATGCCCGCTATCAAACATCTGCTTGGCTTTGCGCACGTTCAGCGACATGCGCCGCCAATCAAACACGTCGCCAGATGCAAAGCGTCGCCCATTGGCGATGAACTTGCGGCGGGCGTAGGTTGGGCGGGCTGGGTCAAATTCGCGGGAAACGAGTCGGGGCATTTTTGTCACTCCAAGGGCTAAATCTTTGGCCCATGATATATCTTATTGACGAATCAGGCAACCTGATAAGAAAAAAGAGGCGGGGATCACCCGCCTCTCTCCAACTTCTTATTAGGTAAAGAGACTATATAGTCGCTTAATCGCTAATGTCGCCGAAAAAATACCCAAGATCAGCCGAGACCAGCTTGTGGTCGAAACTCATCTGGGCCTCTACACGGGTGCTTTCCAGCGTGTCGATGTAGAACCGCTTGGTGCCGATTCCGAAGGCGTTGGACTGACCCATAAAGCCGCTCCAGCTAAATGTATAACCGCCGGAAGGCGTCATCAGCGATGGTGCAGGTGCGGCGTATGTCAGCAGGGCGTTGCTACCAGAGATGAAGCTGTGTGCGTTGGTCGCACCTTCAGCCGCAGTGTTCTGGATCGCCTTGGACACCATGATGCGGTCAATACCGAACAGTTGGGCCAGCGTCTGCTCGTTCACACGTGCAGGGTTGCCGTTACCAACACCGCCGGAATACTTCACACGGTCAACGATGTCTGGGTGATCGACCAGCGCATCCATTGTCTTCTGACCCAGCACCAGTGTGTTGGCCTCGAAGCCTGTGCTTTCCAGAATGGCGGTCTTGGCATCGCGCAAGTCACCGATAGGATCGCCAGAAGTCGTGTCCGACCACTTGATGACCTCATCAGTCGCAGGCGAAGAAGCCACACCAGCAACGTCGTTCGTCCACACGCCGGACGAGAAGAAGTTGTTGACCCAAGACTTTTCCTTGCGGATCAGCATCTGGTGCATAACCCACTCGGCAGCGGAACGCTCTACGTCAACCGCAGGGTCGGCGTTTGCGCGTACTTGGTCAGGCACGTCCTTGTGGACAGCGTAGACGTTGGCGAAGTAAGTCGGCGTGTTATCGAGGTTGTAACCCCCGCCAGCAGACTCGGTGCCAGGTGCGCGAACTTCGGCTTGGTCGCGGTTGAAGTCACCACGGTCAAATACGAAGTAGCGATCCGACTGCTTTGTCACTGGGACGTTCGGAAAGACCGAGCCAGCCACAAAGTTGTTCGCGTTCTGGAGGAACGCTACGGAGATGTTCGTAAGGGCCGCATCAACGTGGACGGCACTGTTTGTAGGTGTAGTCATGTCAGTGACTCCTCGTTATTAGGCCGCGCCACGCGGCTGGAAGATGATCGAGATAACAGAACCCGAAGCACCACCGTCTACGGCAGTCCCAAGGATAACGTCACCGGTTGCAGCGGCTACGGCAGTGCCGGTTGCGCTGGATGCGACAGCCCCACCTGCGGCAACGGTGCCACCAGCTTCGACTTTGGTGATGCCACCGATGCAGACCTCTGCGGCCCGACCAGCAGCGGATGGGTCGTTCTGAAGAACACCAGCAGCGGCAGCGCCGTCGCCAGTAGGATCGACCTGACCATCAGAAGCGATAGACACAAAGTAATACTGCTTTGCGGAAAGGTCTGCGCCAGCCTCAAGGGTGACGCACGTTTGGTTGTTGTTTACGGCCATTTCTGCGCCCTCCTTAGTTGCGTTCAGTGCGGGATTCAGCCATCAGCTTTGCCCCTTCACCGTTTTTGGTCACTTCAGAGTACGCAGTCTCAAACGGGACTTTGTTCTCTTCGGCGTAGTCGTTCGCCATCTTGTTCAGACGGAAAGTTGCGGAAGCATCGTCGTTCAGCGGGTTGCTGCCGATCTCTTCCATCGCCTTGGCGATTGCCGCATCCGCTGACTTCAGCGACTTCAGCAGTTCTTCGTTCTCGCCAACGGCTTCGAGCAGTTTGCCCTTTTCCAAAGCCGTACCTGCAAGGTGTGGCAGAACCTCGTCGCCGCGCTTGGCGAGTTCGGTGTCGCGCTCTTTCGCCTTGGACACTTCCAATGCTTCAGCCTGCTCTTGCATGGCTTTCAGGATTGGTGCTGGAACGGCTGATTTCTCAACGCGCTCACCGCCGACTTCGATGTACTCAGGGTCAGCCCGCTTTGTCAGCTTGCCTTCCGCGATGTCGAAGCCTGCCTCATCAGCAGCCTTTTCCAAGTCAGTGACTTTCGCCTCCGCACTTTCGGCACGTTTGGTGAGGTCTGCGACCTGACCCTCCATAGCCTCCAGCTTGTCAGCCAGTTCTTGAGGGTCCATATCGAGACCTCCTTTTTTGGTTTCGGTCATACACATGGCTTTGGCTTCCTCTTTGGAATAGCCCTTGTCCATGTATTCTTGCATCTTCAACTGCATCTCGTCGTCAGTCATAGCGCCTCGCTTAAAAATTGTTACGTGTGCGTTCGGGTCGGCACCCACATCGACGAGGGACACCTCATCGAGAACGATGTTCTTGAGTTTACGTGGCATCGTAGTCCTCCACTTCGCCAGAGCGTCCGCCGATGGACATCATAGGCAACTTGCCAGATTTCACATCAGCCCAAACCTTGTCGGAATAAACCTTCATCGCAACAATCCAGCCCTCGCGGTCCGAATAAATGTCAAAGGCTTTCATCAAGTCGTTTGTCATCGGGAGCGAATGGATGAACTCACCAACAACTTCACCTTGGTGCATAGCCTTGGCCTTGCGCACGTCGGTCATAAAGCTGGTCGCCATCTTCTCCATCTCAACAGGTTCAATGGAGTCGCCTTGGCTGTCCACAAGCAGTTTGCCGTCCTCGGTGGACACATAGGCCCAGCCCCAGACAATACGTTGCTCGTCGTCCGCCTTGATGACGTTGATCGTCCCAGATTTATTTACAGCTTCATGTTCCATGATACCGCCAATAATCGCGGAAATGGCCCGCTCAAGCAACCCCTGCGATTCGGCCTCGTCGTCATCGTTCTCTTCAGGCTCTATACCGGCCATGCGCTCAAGCGATGCGACGTAATCTTCGTGCGTAGCGCCCGGCATGTAGACCGCCTGTTGCGCGTCTTCGGAACTGACGTGGATTTCACCGCCAAGACCCATTTCCATAGAGCGACCCCGCGCTTCGTCCGGCATCGTGAAGGTGTCGTCGTCGATCTGGCGCTTGGCGAGTTGGTCCATCTTTGAACGGGACCATTTCGCAGCGGGGTCTCCGCC